AATAGCGACCGGCCTCGGATAAGCCGCACACGTAGCCGCAACCGTCCGGTCCCCACCACGCGCCATGCTCGTGCGACCACACGAGATACAGTTCCTCGGGCGCGCTCATGGCTCGCGATCCCTCAGATCGCTTTCGATGCCGTCCGCGACCGTTCGCAACAACGCGGGCAAATGCGTCGAGATATCCTCGCCAATCGCCTGCACGCTGAACCCGCTACCGTGCGCGCCGTTGAGCACGATCAGGATGACGGCCCGTGCCCCCGCCGCCTCGCGGGCGACCGTGGCGATCTCGTCATATTTTCCTGGGCCGAGTGCCATCCTATGTCTCCCGATCTTTCAGCGACGGGGCCGGAACCCCCGCCCGCCAGACCCGCCAATCCTCCGGCGCCGGGTGCAGCTCGTGCCAGTCTCGTGCGGCCACTAACCACCGTGCCAGCGGGAGGGGCACCCGAGCCTTCCCACGCGCCCACCGGGTGGGTAGCCCACTGTCACACCGCAGCAGCCGCGCAAGGTGCCTGTGCGACCACCCCAGGGCAGTCATGGCGGCGGTGAACTCGGCGGGGGTCACGGCCCGCTCCCTCGCTCCAGATCATCCAGCCGATCTTCCACCGAGCGCATTCGTCGACCCATCACCAGCGCATCCCCGATCAGGAACCCTTTTGTGTTGGAGAAGTCATTTTGTAGCGCGGTAACCACATTGATCAGGCGCTCATGCTGATTGTTCATCCGCGTCATCAACGTGGCGAACGCGGCTCTCGTCTCGTCGTCCATCGTATGTCTCCCGCTGAAATGGAGGTGGGGCCTCGTGCCCCGCCGGGGGATCACCGGATCGAATACAAAGCCTTGTCCGCCGCATCGAGCCGCTCCAGTTCGCGCCCGATCGCTTCCCGGCGCTCGCGTTGCTTCTTCGTCCACACCGCGACCTCGTTCATTGAGCGGTCCTGCCGCCAACGTGATGGTTTCATCTCCATCAGTTCCTCAAGCAGCGACTGGCGCCGGATGCCAAAATCCTCGATCTGCCGGTTTATATCTCTGTCCCGATTAGCCTGCATCACGTCCTGAAGTTCGAAACGGTCGGTCATGTCCGTGTCTTCCTTGTTGATGAAGACACCTTATAGTGTCCGCATATCGTCGTCAATGACAAAATGCGGACAGATGCGATTTATTTTCCGGCCCTGGGCGAGGCGCTCGTACAAACCTCGAGGTCGCCCGCAAACGTCCGTTTGAACATGCGGCCAGAGCACCTTTTGCCGCGTTAATGGCCCGATTTGTACAGAATTAAGGGCTTCCAGACCTATTTCCGTACAGAAAAACCCGATTAATGCCGCCACCGTACCAAAACGGCTACTTCAGGTGTCGCGGCGTGTAAGTCGTTGATATCGCGGTATCTGGTATTGACACACGATGGAGATGGTGTGGTAGCCGGATACCACATCACAAAAACTGGCGGGAAACCGTGCGAAAATGACCTGCTATCAGGTTATCTGAGAATGGCACGGCCTGGAACTTTCAAACCAGGACAGTCCGGCAACCCCAGCGGGAAGCCGAAATCCCTTCAGGGCGTCATCGAATTGGCGCGGACATATACGCCGGATGCCATTAACAGATTGGCTACCATCGTGAGTGATGACGAAGCGCCGCCAGCCGCCCAGGTCGCCGCCTCGATCGCATTACTCGAGCGTGGATGGGGTAAACCGGTGCAACCCATCGATGCCGACATCAACATGCGCGCGAGTTACGTTGTTCGCGCGCCATCGGCCGTCGAATCAGCCGAGCAGTGGCTTCGACTGTACGCGCCCGCCGGCATGGTCGACCCCATCACGATCGATGATGATGGAAACACCTGACGCGGACGGGCGGCTGACCGCGTGGTGCCCGCAACCAGGGCCGCAGGCGGCGTTCGTCGATTGTCCGGTGTTCGAGTGTTTCTTCGGTGGCGCACGCGGTGGCGGCAAGACCGAAGCCGTCATCGGCGAGTGGGCGATACACGCCGCGCAGTATGGTGTTGACGCCATCGGCCTGATGATCCGCCGTACACGCGTTGAACTGGACGAGACGTTCGAGCGGGCCAAGTCGATCTATACCAAGATCGGCGTTCACGCGACCTACAATCCGCGACGCTTTATATTTCCCAATGGTGCCCGCATTACTTATGCTTACCTCGAACGCGACACCGATGCTGAGTCGTATCAAGGTTGGTCAACGACACGCGTCTACATCGAGGAAGCGGGCAACTTTCCCTCGCCGGCTCCGATCCTGAAGCTGATGGCCACGTTGCGTAGTGGTGCCGGCGTGCCGGTTGGCATGCGCCTCACCGGCAATCCTGGCGGCAGCGGGCACCAGTGGTTGCGGTCTCGCTACATCGATCCGGCGCCGCTGGGTTGGCGCGTGTTGCGTGATGAAACGGGGTTGGAACGAATTTATATTCCGTCGCGCGTCGCTGATAACGCGTATCTCGGCGCTGATTACGTGCAACGACTTCAGGCGTCGGGATCGCCAGAGTTGGTGCGCGCGTGGTTGTTTGGTGATTGGTCGGTCGTTTCGGGAGCGTTCTTCCCGGAGTTTTCCGCCGATCGCCACATCATCATGCCTCGATCCCTCCCCGACCACTGGGCGCGGTTCCGCTCGTTCGACTGGGGCAGCGCGCGGCCGTTCGCGGTGCACTGGTGGGCCGTATCTGATGGGAGCGTGCCCGATATCGCGCGCGGCTGCCTCGTCTGTTACCGCGAGTGGTACGGCATGAAGCCTAACGAGCCGAATGTTGGGCTTCGCATGACCGCCGAGCAGGTGGCCGAGGGGATCAAGGCCCGCGAGCGCGACGATCCGAAGCCCGCCAACGGAATGATGGTGGGCGTGGCCGATCCGGCGATCTTCAGCGAGGATGGTGGCCCTTCGATCGCGTCCAGGATGACCCAGGCGGCGCGCATCGTGTTCCGGCCGGCGGATAACAAGCGCGTGCCGCAGCGTGGCGCGATGGGCGGCTGGGATCAGGTGCGCGCGCGGCTCGTCGGCGATAGCGACGGCAATCCGATGGTGGTGCTGTTCTCGACCTGCCGGGATCTGATCAGGACGTTACCCGCGATGCAGCACGATGCGAGCAGGGCCGAGGATATCGATACGGAGTCGGAAGATCACGCTGCCGATTCGTTACGCTATGCGCTGATGAGCAGACCTTACGTTCGCGATATGGAAAAACAGAATCCGCGCGACAGTTGGGACGCGGCGTTCAATCGTGACGACAACGAAGTGCGTGACTGGAGGGTGGCGTGATTGTCCGCGATTTGTCCGATATTGGATATTGGACGTTAAAAGTGTGGCGTGACCAAACGGAAGAAGACATGCACCGTCAAACGTGGTGGGGCACCCCCGATTACGAGCGGGGATGGTTCGCGGAACTGAATGCCGAAATCGCCAGACGTTGTGAGCAAATGCACGGCCAGTCGCCGCCCGATGGGTTCGATATTCATTATAGTCCGATGTGGCTGGATGGTTGCAACAATCACTGCATTTACCATGCTCGCCGACACCCGTGGGTTGAAACGGCTTACGAGAAGGCATCACGCGAAGGGTTCGAAAGATGGGATCGGCGGGAAATCGAGCGCTCGCGCCGGAGGGTGGCTTGAGCGTCGTGGAGTGCATCCGCAAACGGACGTTTGACGGCGTGGCCGGGTTTGGATCTGTTAGCGGGCTGACTAACGCGCCTCTGGAGGACAATGAATGACTGACTATCGCACGCTCAGCGGCGCGGAGTTCCAGCGTTCGGTGCGCGACGATCCGGACAAGTGGGCCGACGCGGCGATGGTGGCGGCGGAGGATCTCGGCTTCAAGATCGATCGGGATTGGATACGATCGCTCCTGGCCGACGCCATGGCCGCCGCGCGCGAAGGCTCGATCCGCGAAGTGATCCGGCCGGCCGCGTCAACCTGATGTCCCAGGCCCTCTACCCCGACCCGCCGACAGCACCGGAGGCCGCCGAGGCATCCCGGCCGAAGGGTGGCCCCGGCATCGCGTCCGACCGCTACCCGCGCGATCTCGACGACCTCCACGCGCGACAGGTCAGGTGGTTCGAGGACTGCGAGACGGTGACCGCTGATGGAAGGCGGCTGTCGCAACGCGATCGTGACTACAAGGACGGCTACCAGTGGTCATCCGCTGAAAAGGAAGCACTGAAGGCGCGCGGGCAGCCGGAAATCACGATCAACAAGATCGCTGATAAAGTCGAGTTGATGTGCGGCCTCGAGCGCAAATCGCGCACTGATCCCAAGGCGTTCGCGCGCAATCCAACCGACGAGGACAAGGCCAACGCCGCGACACAGGGTCTTCGTTACATTTCCGACGACAATAACTTCCCCCTGATCCGCTCGGACGTTTATGAAAGCCTGATGGTCGAGGGCGCCGGTGGCGCTGACCTGGCGCTGGAGGATGACGGGCAGGGTGGCGCGAACATCACCATAACCCAGGTGCCGTTCGATCGCCTGTTCTGGGACCCGCACTCGCGCCGCCTGGACTTTAGCGATGCGCGCTACAAAGGCATCGTCATCTGGATGGACCGTGATCAGGCATATGAAACGTGGCCTGACGCTGAAGACCTGATATCCGACACGTTCGCGACACAAACCGGATCTTACTCCGACCG